TCACGAGCAGGCGGCCGGCAGCATCGAGGAACGGTAGGCCACGCTTCGCAGCCTCTTCACGCAGCCAGCCGACGATCGTATCCATGTTGGACTCGCACCATTCACAGCCGTTAGCGTCCATTGCGCGGGCTCGGGCATTGCAGGAACAGGTTGGCTTGGCGGTGATGCCGATGGTCGCCAAGAGCTTCTTAAGCTCCGCGCCAGCTAGGCATTCGCCGCCCGAAGCAGACACCTGCTTTTGAGCAAGCCCGCATCGCAATACCAAGGCTTTTGCGGTGAGGTGCGCGGGGGCGCACGGGTACAACTCCGCATTGTCAACGACGGCGATTGATTCACGATTCCGACGCCATACAGCAGAAATCATGTCGTGAGCAAACAGCAAATAACCCTTAGCCGCAGACAGATCGAGTGAGTCAATGTACTCGTCGACAAGATGCCAGTGAGGCCAGCCGGCAGGCACATAGATCACGTCGGTTCCAGCCCAGGATGTCCCCGGTATCCGAAGGACTGTGTAGCGATCCCACGAGGCGACTAGTTGATCCGGGTCGGCCGCCAGCCGAACGTCCAGATCAAGCCATAGCCCTGGGGCTCGCCGCAGCACAGAGTGCCGCAGCAGATCGCTGGCGGCGTATGGGTTATGCGCGATACGTTCGTACGCGCCCATCCAGCCGTCCCACAAAAGAGAGTCATCGCGGTGGAACCGCACGTCGTGATGCGGGAGTGACTTCTGCAGCGCTTCAGCCGCAGCAGTTGCCTTTTGGCTTGGCGATCCCAGCCACGCGACGTGAACAATCATGCGCCAAAGACCAGCGACGCCGTGCATTGCACGCCGGCGAAGTTTGAGAGAGGGACTGAAATGGAGCCAACCAAGTTGCCGTCATTGTCCACAGTGATGATTCCAGTGCCGTCAACGCTGCCGCTTATCCCAGTTTGGAAGCCGCCGTCACCGACTTGGTATGTACTCATGGAGACATTGCAGTTGTTGTCCACGCTGATGCTGACCGGAGCAAAAAACTCCGTAAACTCACTAGCGTCACAGGTTGACTGCCCGCTCCATGTGTAGCCAAATAACCCGTGTCCGTCGTATTGATACTCGCCGTCAAGCGTGCCGGCTTCACACGTGCAATCCGTGGTCATGCTAACAGCTTGCTGCTCTACTTCTTCGCCTGCGCTTAAGTCGCAAACAGGCTCTTCTTCCGAGCAACAACACGCCTGCTCCGTGCCGACCTGGCCGTCGCGGACGACAACTGCGCCGTCTTGGATTGTGATCGCCGTCATGTTGTTGCGGTCGCGCAGGTCGTGATCGGGATCGTGAAAACTGCCGTTCCGCTGGTAGCCAACGCCACGCCCGGCAGCGTCTTAAACTCAATCGCAGACGGGCTTACAGTTGCTGCGGTCGCAAAGTCAGCAGCGTACATTTGCGGCACCAGCAGATACCACGCCGTGCCATCCCTTCCAATCGCGCAGTCGCGCTCGGGGCCATCAGGAACCGGCCAGAAAAGATTGCTGGCCGACGCCGTATTTGGCGTCGCTGTCTGATTTTTAAAGGTGACCGTTTTGCTGCTGCCGACAGACCACGACCCGGTGAACGTGCACACACGAAACGCCGGTCTGGCTGGAATCTGCTGCAAGCGTGAGCCAAACTGCAACGCCGCAGCGTCACGCCTGCCAAGCTCGACAGCGCGGACAACCTTTATAATGCGGTCGGATGCTTGCCGCGTGAACGCGATGCGTTCAGTGCCGGCCGCCTTCCCGTCGGGTCGCTGTGCCACGCCTAGTCCTCGACGATCGCAATCAGCATCCGGTAGCCCTCGTCAGCGGCCTGCGCGCCGTAGTTGCCAGGGGCCATGCGAAACACTGCGGGCTCTCCTGGTCGCAATCGCACAGCGCCATTCAGCGTCGTGCCATCCAGCGTTCCAAAAGTGATCGTGCACGTCGACTCCGTCGTCGTTACTAGCGAACGCAGGAAGGCGTAGCCAAGCGTGTTGATGGTAGCCGTCGAGATAGACGAAGCGGCGGTGCCGAAAGTCGGAGCCTGAACCTTGTACCCAGCAGAAGACATAGTTGCCGTCGCATCAGCAGAGAACGAGTCGGTGATGTTGTCTTTGGTAAAGCTCAGGCCAAGGATTGCACGAGAAGACATAGACGCTGCTCCTAGTTAGTTGCCACCAGTAATGCCAGTTTGTAGGCCCGGGCTCCCACCGCCCTGAAAGCCACCGTTGCCGTTGCCGGAAGGAAGAGGCGGCGGAGCGCTAGGAGGCCCAGGGTCAGCCGGCGGCTGGACAGTGTCATCGCCGCCAGCATAGATGCTGCCACCGCCGCCCGTGACCGTACCTGGCAGCGTGCCAGCACCTTCCCCGATCTGCAACTGAACGACCAACTGCGTACCGTCAGGCCACGTAAACGCACCGCCAGCCGAGCCACCCAGGCGCTTGACGGCGCTGCCGACATACAGCACGTCAATAACGCCTTCGCTAGACCGACGCCATCCGTCTCCACCGGCAAAAAGCTCACCGAAGTTATTACCAATCTGCAGCTGTGCGTACACGCCGCTTGGTCGAAACTCACTGGCCTGAATTTCTCGCGGCGCTCCGTTGGTGAAGCGGAAAAATTTTCGCTCTTTCTCTGTAAGGGTTGCGGAATGAAAAAGAGCCATGGCCGTGCCGCTTAGAAAGTGGGAGAACCGAAATACTGCGAGAATCCCACGGCGCGGTGCACTCGCCTGGTAAGAAGCTTGGGCTCTCCGTCCCGCAGCGTGCCGTCGTCTTCCAGCGCAACCGGGTTTGCCGCCGGCACGCGAGTCACCTCGTCGGTGGCCTCGTCTTTCCATTCGACGTAGGCTCGCCGCTTCTTGCCGTCTTCTTTGACGTTCCAGCCGACATTCGGCAGCAACAGCGGCCAGCCACTAGCCCGGTACACGAGCTCCGTTGTGATCTGCCAATACCGCACTTGTACGTCATTGACCATCTCGACGGCCTGCTGGCCGCCGATCCCGGCACACTTCCACGTGTACGGCTGACCGCCAAGGTAGAAGTCCTCGTTTACTGTGTTTGTGACGTAGGACGCCAACGCCAATGGAAAGCTGGCGCGGTTGGCGGAGATGGTGGCGCGGACCTCCGATTCTTCCGTGGTGGCCGTCTCGAAAAAATCGCCTGCTGTGTTAACAAGCGGCTTTTGTTGGTTGCCGTCGTACCAGATGATTGCCGGCACCGATGCGCCGCCAGTAGAAAACGACCACACGTCCGCTCGAGCCAGGGGATTTGGCTCATAATCCTGACGCAGCAGCTCGTACCGGCAGGATATCTCGACGTGATATGGCGTCTCGCTGTTTTCCGTCAGCGTGGCGTCGGTCATTACCAGGAATGAATATTCCGGGTGCGGACTGCCGTGGCCTACACCCACAGCGCCGATAACCTGCTGGTTTGGCGTGTTTGGCGAATCGACCGTAACAACGAACCTGCGCTCGGCTACAGGCGACTCCCCGAGCCTATGCTGCAGCGTTCGCGGTAGGACTTCGCGGTATGCAATGACGCCCATCGGTCAGCCTCTGATCTCAACGGCCGGCAGCCGAAGGTTGCGCAACTCTTTCTGGATTTCTGACAATCGAGCTAGCTGCTGCCGACGCTGCTCAAGCGCAGGATCTTCTTGTCCTGCGGCAAAAAACTGCGCAATACCTTCGCCAGATCGAACGTCAGCCACCCTGAGAGCCTGCGCGGACGGACGGCTTAGTTCTCTAGCGAACTCTTTTCGAGCGTCAATCAGTTCTTTGGAGACGTTCTGAATGAAGTTTTGAACTTCTTCAGGCTTGAGGTCGACTCCTTCGCGCACGGCTTTGCGCAAAGCGTCGAATTGATTAGCAATGGTCTCTGCTGGCTTTAGCAGGTTTGCGTCAAGGCCGGCCGCTTGTAGCTGCCGCTGGCGGTCCTGCTCTCGGGCCGTCTTGGCAGCGTCGCCAACGAGCCTTAGACGCTCACGGGCTGCGGCAATGCCGGCACGGTCATTCTCAGAGCGCGCGGCACGCAATGCCTGCTCGGCGGCAATCCGCTCTCGGTCGATAGCGACCAAGTCCTGAGCCAGCTTGATGCGTGACTGCTCGCCGGCACCAAGCCCGTCAAAGGCAAGCTCCTGCGTCCGCTTGCGAGCGTCCTCGGCTGCCTTGCGTGTAGCCTCAGCCGCTTGCTCTGCGGCACGGATGTCGGCCTGGCGACGCTCAGTCACTTGGCGGATCGCGTCGGCAAATCGGTTGCTTTCCTGGACCAGCTGCCCAAGCAGCACACGTTGGTTAACGAGATCGCCGTTGGCACGCTCGGCCAGGTTCTGAATAGCGTTGAACTGAGCAACCAACTCGCGGGGCAGGTTCAGCGTGCCACCGAGCTCCTTGGCGAGCCCCGAGATAGCCGACTGTGCCTGGTTGATGGAGTCCTGGGCGATGTCGCCGATGGACAGCTGCGGCACCTTGACGGCGGCCTGGACCTTTGCGCCGAAGTTTTGTGCGGCTGTGCCAGCCCGTTCGTATGCGTTTCTGGTTTTTTCGACCCCAGCCGTTGCCTCAGCTTGCGCAGCGGCGACCTGCTGGGCAGCGTCTGTGCCAGAAAAGCCGTATGACAGCGCGGCTCCAGCCAAAGCTCCGTACGAAACCACCAGCAGCCCGATCCCGGTGCGCGACAGTAAAGCTGTAATGGCAGTGGATAACGCAGCCGTAGCACCTGCAGCGCCAACGGTGGCTACCGTGTACGCCCCCAAGGCAAATGCGGCAGCGCCAGCACCTACAGCAGCGCCACGCAGATTGGTGGCGATAAAGCCAAGCGTGTCAGAAACTACAGGCAGGATGCGGGAAGCCAACGGATTCAGAACAGAAAACGCAATAGAGAACGCGTTCCCCACCGATTGAGCAGCAGAACTCAACCCGGCTATTGATTGCTCCGTCGCTGCAGCGGCAGCGGAAATATCCAAACCCTGCAAAAACTTCGTTACAGCCTGAGCGCCCGACGTTAAGGCAGGTCCGAGCTTAGCAAGAATCAAAGCGGCCGTCTGCGTGACGCTTGCCTGCACCTCCGTAAAGGCGTCGTTGATTGCCTCCACCTGGGCGGCGTCGTCGCCTGTCAACTGCGACCGGAAGCCGCTGAAGAATCCCTCGGCTCGTTGCAGATTGCTGGCCAGCTCTTGGAACGTCGGCAGCAACTGAGCTCCGGATCGGCCAAAGATGGCGACGGCCGCAGCGGCACGCTGAGCTGGGCTGTCGATGCCGGCAATGGCCGTGGCGATCCGCTGGAACTGATCGGCCGAGCTTAGCGAGGACAGCTCGCCAATCGACAGCCCAAGCGTTCGCAGAGCGTTTGTTGCCTGCTTGCTGCCGTTGCTGGCGTTGGTGATCGTCACCTGTGCCCTGGTAAAGGCGTTGGCCAGCTGCTCGCTCGAGGCCCCCGACAAGTCGGCCGCCAGCTGAATGCGCTGCAGCTCGCCAAACGAGATGCCAAGCGAGCGGCTTAGCTTGTTGGTGGCGTCGATGCTGGCCGAGGCCCCGGCCGTAAACGAGGTGAAGGATGACGCAACAGAGCGGACGGCCGAAACAAACGCCGTGCCCAGTTGAAGGCCGGTGAGGATCCGCACGTCGCCGGCTGTCTTCTTGGCTGCCAGGCCGAGCTTCTGCAGCTCGACAACGCCGGCATTGATGCCTTGGGCCATGCCCGCAGCGTTTGCCGACAACTGGAAGCCAATGCCTACGTTTGCCATTACTTCTTCTTGAGCGCTTCGGCTAGGGCCTTGAGGTTGTCAACCACCTGCGTCGGATGCTGCGGCGTCAGTGAGTCAACGGGGATAAAGTCTTCCGGGTCCGGCGGCTTGTGTTTGCTGTAGGGGGCGAGCGTCGCCGAGATCTGCATGCCGGACTGCAGCCACGGGTCGTCGAGCGGGCGAAACCACCGGCTGTGGGCGATCCACATGGAGAACTCTCGGGAGTCCATGCGGTCGATTTCAGCGAGTGTCTTGTGGAGGTGCCCGGCCAGACGCATCTTGAATTGCAGCGTTGGTCGGGCGTTCATTCCCCCGCTAGCTTTTTGATTTCCTCCTCGGTGAGTGCGTTGTGCTTGAGGGCCGCGTGCCACAGCTTGTGCATCACGTCGCTGCTGCGGCGCTTGAGGGCGGCCACGCCTTCCTCGCCCGGATAGAGCAGCTCGCCCTTCTCGTCGCAGAGCGTGCGAGCCAGCAGCTCAGAGCGGAAGTCCGGGATTGCCTTGCCCTCGGCCTCAAGCAGCTTGAGCTCGTAGGAGTCTCGGTCGCCCACGCTCATCAGGCGGATGCACACCTCACCGCCCAACTCAGGGCATGGCACGGTCAGAATCTTGGCGTCGGTCGCTTTGTCAATCTGATCTCGCGTCAGCGGCATGGCTAGTTATCCAGGATGTCGAAGGTATACGTGTAGCGAGTCAGGCCGTTTAACTCAGTAACGGCCCCTACGTCTGTGCATACTGCGGTGCATGTCAAGCCGACGCCGCCGCCAGTAATGGTCAGCGTGCCTCGCGTGCCGTAGTTTGAAGTGAAAACGGACCCGAGTAGTTCAACGCTGACTTGGCCAACCTGGGGCCGCCATGTGACTGAGCGGCCGACTGAAAAGCCGCCGCCCCAGT